ACGTTCGACGCGACGTCGGACGTCCAGTGCTTCCCGTTATGGGACACCTTCGCGCCGGCGTTATAGGCGTCATGGGCGCCGACCGGCTGGGACCATTCCGGCCATTCCTCCGTCGGGTCGCCGATCTTCGACCACAGGGACGCGGTGGCCGCGGGGGTCCAGTCGGCTTGCGAAGTGTGGTCCTGGTTGCACCGGTACAGGTCGGAACCGTAGCGGCGGATATTGCCCTTTTTGTAGGCGATCGGGTAGGCCCAGGGGGCGAACTGCTCGACGTTCTCCGTGGAGGTGACGTCGTCGATCTGGCCGCCCTCCGCCAGGACCACGAAGGCGATGGACGCCGCCGCCGCGATCTGGGTGACGGGGTTGTTCTTTTCCTGTTCCTGGGCTTCCTTCATGCTGACGGTTTCGCAGTCGTGCGAGTTGAAAGACATTTTGCTTCCCTCCTTTCATCAGGCGAAACGGATCGTCGCCTGGGTGATCTCGATTTCCTCCGTTCCCTTCAGCAGATAGAACCGATAGCCCAGGCCATAGCCATTTGCGACGGTGCTGTTCGCGAAGGTGTGGACCAGGCGGTTCGCCTTCTCCGTGATGTCCTCCCAGACGGGGTTCGTGTCGAACGGGTTGTTCGTCACTTCCAGGTGGAGCGTGGAACCGGCCGGACGGTCGGACGGGTACAGGGAAACGAAGACCTTCGTGACCTTCGCGTCGGTGTTGAAGGCGCGGGCCGCGGCGATCCTGGTGACGGTGCGGCTGAAGGTGATGTTGCGGACAGCCGTCCCGCCGGCGCCGTCGGACGCGGTGATCTTCAGGACGTGGGTCCCCGCGATCAGCCTGATCCAGACGGACGACAGGTCGGCGGTGTTCTGGGCGCCGGCCGTGGCCGTGTAGGTGCGAAGGGTGATCGTTTCGGCGCCGTTGGTCAGGGTTTCCGTCACGGTCATGGTCTGGGTGGCGGACTGGGCGTCGGTGACGGTGTATTTGTAGGTGAAGGGGTCGGTCTTCGCGCCCATGTTCTGGTCGGAACCGCTGATCACGGGCGGGGTGTTGTAGGAAATGGCCTTTCCGGAACCGGTGCAATACGCCGATTCATTCCCGACCGCGTCCACGGCCTTCACGCGCGCGTAGTAGGTTGTTCCGCTGGACGGGACCGTGTCCTGGATCGTCTTCACGGTGGTGATCCCGATCTGGGTCCAGACGCCGGAATCCACCTTCCGTTCCCAGACGTAGGAAATGGCGTCGCCCTCCGGATCGGTCGATCCGCCGGTCGACAGGGTCAGCTTCTGCCCCGCCTGGGGGGTGCCGTAGGTGATGGAAGACGGGGTCGTGGGCGGCTGGTTCCACAGAAGGATATAAGCGCCGTCTGTGTCGGTTGTATCGGATACCAGATTCGAAGATGCCAAATACAAAGCCGGCCGGACGCCGTAGGTGCCGTAGTACGCGATGCTGTAGCCCAGACTGCCGTCCGTGCCGACAGAGCGCGCGAAGTTCGCGCTGCCGGCGTTCGGGGTTCTTAACCTCCACCACCAATATTGCGAAGCGGACAGACTGGAATTAGTGTAGGTGGACTTGCTGACGGCTTCCGCCGTGGGGTAGCACTGGCGGCGCGACGCGGAATTGAAGTAGGACCACAAGGAACCTTCGGCCACGCCGTTTTCATTGGAAAGGCCGACGTTCGTGTTCGAAAGCAGAAAGACCTTTCGAACGATGTCTTCGTAGCCGCCGCCGTCGGTGACGGTGTTCTTCGCGACGCGGATCGTGGAATCCAGGATCGCGTTTCGGAAGTCGGCTTCGAAGTTCGCCAGGAAGCCGGCTTCGGTGTCGTAGGGGTTATAGCCGTTCCAACAGTTCGCGGACGTGGGCGGGGCGTCGGCGCCGTGCTGTGCGGCATACCAGGACGCGGACGCGCTGTTCAGCCACTTGTCGATGTTGGAAACGGAATAGCGGTTGTTTCCGTAGTTTCGGCGGTCATTGTTGCCGTTGCTCGGCTCCTTCGCGTCGAAGCATTTCAGGGTGATCATGCGTTCCGTCACCAGGCCCGTTCGGCCCTGGGACGTGTCCTGTGTGCCGACGATCCACCGGATCGCCTGTCCGTTGTACTTTGTGTTCGCCGACTTGACGACGCTTCCAACGGGCAAAGCGGATAGAGATTTCGCCATAGGGTTTTCCCTCCATTTCTTCCCTGAACAGGTTGAAGAACAGGTCGTCGATCTCGCTGATCAGGTGATAACTGTTTCCGTGGTCTGCGTGACCGGTCCAGGAATTATAAGACTGAAGGACCGTGTCGAAGTCGACACGGCCTTCGTCTACCAGGTGGCGGAACTTCTTGATCTTCCGTCTGATCCGGTTCTTGCTCTCACGGCGTACCTTCCGGACGACTTTTCCGCTGTCCGTCAGGTAGGTCCGAAAGCCCAGGAAGTCGATTCCCTGGGATAACGGGAATATGGCCGTCTTCTGGTTCAGTTCCAGGCCCATCGGGACCAGGAACCGGCGGATTTCTTCAAGGCAGAACTGCAAATAGGCCCTGTCTTCGTGTATCAAATAGAAGTCGTCCATGTAACGGCCGTAATACTTGATTCCCAGACGTTCCTTGATCATGTGGTCCATGTCGGACAAGTACAGGATCGCGAACCATTGTGAAGTGTGGTTCCCGATCGGAATACCTGGCCCTTCCGTGGAATCGACGATCATATCCAAAAGCCACAGGACGTCGCGGTCCTTGATCAGCCGGCGAAGCTGGCTTTTCAGAACGTCGTGATTGATACGATAGAAATACTTTCGGACGTCGCACTTCAATACCCAACCTTCGACGCCGTTCTTCCGGTAGTAGGCCGACATGAACGACTTCAGGCGGTCAAGGCCGAAGTGGGTCCCTTTGCCCTTCTGACTTGCGTAATTGTCATAGATGAACGTCTTCGAAAGGACCGGTTCAAGGACCTGTTCACATAAACAGTGCTGAACGATCTTGTCGCGGAAGCTGTTATACATGATCAGCCGTTCCTTCGGTTCATGCACATAGAAGCAGTTGTACGGGGAAAGGCGGTATTTGTGGCGCTGAAGCATGACCTGAATGAACAGAAGGTTTTCCAGGACGTTCGCTTCGTACTTGCACACGGAATACTTCCACCGTTTCCCTTTGCGCGCTTCTGTAAACGATTGATATAGATTGTTGAAGTCTGTTACAGACGCGAAGTCATGGGTGGGCGTTCCATGATCTTTCATAATAGAAAAATCCTCCTTGACGCTGATAGTCCGGCCGTCGCTGTTGAAGGCCTTTCGTCGTCAATCATGTATTTACCGAAGGGACTGTCGCGGCCCTTCGGAAGGAAACGATCTCCTTTGTTGGTGATACTCTGTTTTCAGGCTTTCCGCCCTAATCAGTCCCGTTTTCCACCAAATCCGGCCGGACGCCGTTGTTGCCGTTGTACGCGTTGTTGTTGTTCAGACTGCCGTCCGTGTTGACATTGCGCGCGTTGTTCGCGTTGCCGGCGTTCGGGGTGACAGATCGTTCCCTAATAAATTATGATCAGCCTTCAGGGATCGGGCCGGCCGGCTCCACGGGGATTCCCGTCTTCCGTTCGGCGTCATACCATCGGGCGGTCATACATTTCACGTCGACCGTCAGCTTCGTCCAGTAGTCGAAGGTTCCGCTGTCGATATAACCGCGGTCCTTCGATAGCTGGATCATGTGGAGAAGTTTCTTGCACTCCGTCAGCGCGGCGCGCTGACGCTTCAGGCGGTCGGCCTTGTCCTGGTCGTCCATAATGGGAAAGATTTCATTCGCTTCGACCAGGTTGTCATAGATTGCCAGGGCGTGTCCCTGGATTTTGTTCGTCACGGAAAATCTGATCTTCTTCGGAAAACGCGTCGCGTTATCCGTGATCGTCAGGGTGAAGTGGATCATCTTGTCCGCAACGGGCAGAATGTGAAGCGGGCTTTCGCCCTTGCTCGGTTGACTTCGCTGATAATTCTTTCGCGATCCCATTGATACACCTTCGATTCCGGATATTCTCGATCACGGCGCCGTCGCCGGTAAAGTCGAAGCCGTAGTCCCGAAGGACCACGGTTTCTTCCGTCCCGTCATAGGTAACGCCGCAAAGAACCACGCTGTCGCCCTCACAGAAGCCGCACACGGGGCGAAGTTCCGTGAATAGGTTCGATATAAGGCATGACGTTTCTGACGGCGTGGCGGCGATCCTGGTCATAAATACAGACGGTTCCGCGTCTGATCCAGAATCCCTTCGGGAACTCCGGTCCCGTCATAGCCCTTCCAGTAGGTAAGCTGTGCGGGTGCGAAGGTGTGGGTCACGGTGGTTCCGGTGAAGCCGGTGTTTAACTGTTCCTTGATCGCTTCAATGTCGCTGTCTTGGCGGCGCTGGGCCTGTTCTGTGTTCTCTCCGGTGGTTTCGTTGACAGTGTCCGCGGCCTGGGTGTGGAACAGGGGCGCCGCGTAGGCGGTCATTTGCGCGCGGGTGACGTAGGAACCAGGGGCGACCTGAACGGACACGGACACGGCTTCCTGGTTCGTCACGAAGACGGCCAGGTCGTGAACGTGGACGGTGTCCGCGTCTTCTGCAAAGGACGTCGCCGGAAGGACGTTGTCGGTGTCGCCGCCGTCCAGCCAGCCATAACAGAACATGATTTCCGCGCCGTCGATGTTCTTCCCGTAGACGGCGACTTCTCTGATCCAGACGGGGGCGTCCAGGCCTTCGTTCGTCACCTGGACGGGGATTCGCATGATCGCGGGGTTGCCTTCGATCAGATCCTTTTCGCCCAGGCTCACGGCGACGTTCTCCGGTGTCACGATCCCCGTCAGGGTGTTCGGGCTGACGGTGGCGACGCCGCTTCCGGCCGCCGCGTGTGTCAGGATCAGCGGCTTTCCGGCCGCGATCAGGGCTGTCAGGGCCGCCGCGCCGGCGTCCGTGACGATAGACTTGAATCTTGCCATGTGGTTTTCCTCCTTATGTGGCCGGCGTGTAGACGTGCCGGTTCATAGTGACCATGACGGAACAGGCCGCCGCCTGGGCCGGTTCGTCCTTCTGGGGAATGTCCGCCGTCAGTCGAAGGACCAGGTTCGCGGGGATCATCTGGCCCAGGGTGGCGATCAGCGCGTCGCGCTGTGAATAGCCTTCCAGACGGATTCGAATGAACAGGTCATAGGCGTGTTCGTCCAGGGTGACGGTGAAGTCGTCCGTGATGGTCTTCAGGTACTTCAGAAGGGTCCTGTAAGTGTAGGGAAGCTGGTCAAGGTACTTGATCAGGATTCGTTCGCGGCGCGCTTCAAGGGTGTCCCCGTCGGCCGCGTGAAGGCCCATGATCGCTTCCCATCGCTGACAGCCATATTCGGACAGGGTCGACAGGAAAAAGTCGTCAGCGGCCGTCCTGACGTCGCCCAGGGCCTTTTCGAACTCTGGCTGTTCTGCGTTCGCGATCTGCTGGAACTCGACCAGGTCCTGAAGGCACCGCGGCCAGTAGTCTTTAAGCTTCATTCGTGATCCCTCCCATGACGGGGATCGCGTCGGACGCCAGGGCGATATTCTGGGTTCCGCCGTTGATCTTCGTTCCGGTAATGTCGATCACGCCGTCCACGGACAGGACCTTCGTTTCCACCTGGGACGCGCGGACGGTGATCCCGGACTGGTTCGCCCAGTCCTTCGCCAGGGCCGCGAAGTAGTCGTTGACCGCCTTCGTGACGCCGGCCTTCACGGTGTCCCATGTGTAGCCGGCGGCGAAGGTCAGCTTGAAGGACACGTTGATCTTCGTTCCGGTGACGCCGGTGACGGTGACGACGTGGCCGATCGGCGCGATCCCGACGCCTTCGCCCTGGTTCTGGGTGGGATCGACGGCGGTCTGGACGGTGTCAACCAGGGTCGAAGACGGAACGTTCCAATCGCTGTCAACGAAGACGATCTTCACGGTCCCGCCGCCGTTCCAGACGGGGATCACCTTCACAGCGCCCACGCCCTGAAGAAGTTCGACCTTCGCCCGGTAGTCGGCGATATTGCCGCCGTATGCCTGGGCTTCCAGGCTTGCCTTGTATCGGGCCAGAAGGTCGGCGTCGCTCTCTTCGTCTTCGCCGTTGATCAGAATGTCGGCCAGACGCGCCGCGCCCAGGCCTTCGACATAGTCGATCGGGAAAAGGGTTCCCTGGTACTGGTTGCCGGCGGCTCCGGCCGTTTCACACAGAAGTTTGAACTGGCCGGTGGCGATCTTCTCCGTCACGACGTAGTTCAGGGCGTCGCCGGAATAGCGGGAACCGATCGGGACGTCCATCGCTCCGCCGTCCCCGTCCTCAAAGTAGCCCTTGCGGATCGCGGCTGTGGCCGGCGTCCGAAAGACGCTTCGTTCCTGACACTTCCTGGTCAGGTCGTCGCCTTCCTCTGTATCAGGGAAGGCGCGGTCCATCAAATACGCAAGTTCAATATACATGATCGCCAGTTCGGCCGCCGCCGGCGCGATTGCGTCATATACGACGGAACCTTCGCGTTTGTCGATAGAAGAAGACACGCGGTCCAGACAGCGGTCCATAATGTTTTCGAAGGTCATATCCTCATACATTCGCGTTCACCTCGCTTTCAATAGGTATTTCGCCGAAGATAGTTTCGGCCGTGAACTTCACGGAAACGGTTCTTTTGTCAATCTGGATCACTTCGAAGTCTGTGACGTCGGTGATCCGGCTGTCTGCCAGAAGGGCTTCGCGAATTACACGTTTTATTTCACTTGCAAACACTTGATAACTTTTCCCGACAACGGCGTTCAGTTCGATTCCGTAATTCCAGGAATAGATCAGGTATTCGAAGCGTTCTGTTTGCAGTATCTTGTAAATGGCCTGTTTCATGGCTTCCGTTTCGTCACAGAAGCCACCGACGCGGCCGGCGTCGAAGTCGATTTTGAATGTTCTTGTCGGCGCTTCGGCGGCGGTCTGAACCTCCACGTCTTCGCCGATTGTTACGTTTAACGCGTTCGGTATCATAAAATCACACCCTTCCCAGGACAAGGAACGCCTGTCCGCCAGCATTTCGCAGAAGGACCACTTTGTCACCGACGGCCAGGCCGTAATAATATTCGGACTTTGCGTCGGTGTTGGTCTGGTAGTTGCCTTTCAAGGTGTGGGAATGTGCCGCGAAGGACGCGTCGCCGCTTCCGCCTGACTTTTCTTCGGTGGAAGGGCTACCCTTGACGCCGGTGTGGTAGTGGGTAGGATAGAAGCCGGCCTGGAATTCCTTCATAACCACAATAGCGTCGCCGGATATGTCGAAGCGGTTGTCGACGCGGATCGTTAATGGTGACGTCTTCGTCACGGAACCGAACAGAAAAGCCGTCGGCATACCGGCGTCGTTGGTCGCTTGTGCGACTTGTTTCATAGTGTCAAGAAGTCCCATATTACACCACCTTTAATTTCAAGGACATTGTTTCTTTCAAAAGGTCGTGCGTGGCTTCTTCGACTATGAAGAAGGATTTCACGCCCACGGCGCCGATCCCGATATACAAGGCGCGGCCGGCTCTGACTGACAGGTCCGCGATTGCGCTGACGCTGAAAGATCGCTTCGGTCTGTTGTATAGTTCCAGCATTTGTCCGCCGCGTTTCTTGATCTGGGCTTCGTTCATGTCTTCGTCAACCACTTCATAGTCTTGCAGAATACCCCACAAGGTCATATTTTTAGAATCCTGGAAGATATAAACGTCACGTTTTCCGGTCTTCTTGTTGTCCTTGACCAGTTTGATCTTGTTGTAGGCTTCGGAATCAATTTCTGATTCGTAGGTGAAGCCTGTCGCCAGACTGCCGTCGCCGACAAAAAGGTCCAGTTTCGCCGTTTCGACGTCTGTCAAGGTCAGTTTCCCGAAGTTATCCCACAGGACGAACATTTTTCCTGTATTGATCAGGGTGTAGTCGATAGCCTTCAAGACAATGTCGAAAAGCGTCTGGCCGTCTTCAATCATAGACGGGATAGAATATCCGGTGTTTGCCAGGCTTCCGGTTTTCAATTTGAAGTCTTCGGCGATCTGCTTCAATACCTGGTCCGCACGTTTCCCCTTGAAAACATAGGTGTCCTTGTTTTTCTTCAAATACCAGGTCTGATCGTAAGCCGTGATCTGAACCTGTTCCTTTTCGTTCTGGCTGATTTTTACGACGTAGCCATAAAACAGTCCGGTCTTATCGTCTAACAGGGTGACGATTCCGCCGTGGCTCCACTGTATTTCGTCGTTGACAATAGCGGTCAGTTCCAGGGAAGCGGGGGAACCGGACCGTTTTGTCGACCATTTCGCGCCACTGACAAGCGTCGTTATATCGAACGCCGCGCCAGTGACGTTATTCTGGTATTGAATACGAATGGCCATTATGGAATTGTGAAAACCTGGCCAGGGTAGATCAGATTCGGGTTCTTTCCGATCGTCCCCTTGTTGGCGTTATAGATTTTTGTATAGTCGCTTCCCTTGCCATAGAATTTCTTCGCGATATTCCACAGGCAGTCGCCTTTTTTGACCGTATAGGTTTTCGATTTCTTTTCAGGCTTTCCGGCTCTGGCCGGTTCCTGGGTTTTCGCCGGTGTGTTCTTCTTTTCCGGAAGGACGATTTTCTTCGGCGACGTGTCTTTCCATTCGTACAGTTTGATCGTATAGTACAGGTCGCCCAGTTCGCCGGACCGTTCTTCATATTCGAAGGATTCGATTCCCATTCGAATGTTACAGTCCAGGTCTGTTCCTGTTATCAGGAAGCGGACCGGCGTTTTGCTGTCCCTGGCTTTCTGGATTGCCTGAATAATAGAAATAGGGTCCCGAACCTGTCCGGTAGTGTACGGCGCGGAATCGGCCGGAAAGAAACTTTCCCAGGACAGAATCCGAAGGCCCTTTTTACGTAAAAGAAGGACTTCGCCCAGGTCAAGCACTGTTACACGCTCATTTTTCCCAGGCGAAGACACGTTCAGTTTCGCCGGAAGGACAGGAATGTTGATTTCCCGTCCACCGACGATCAGTGTCATTCGGTAGTTGCTCATTAGTTATACACTCCTTCCGCCGCCGCTGTGAATTCGTCTTCCAGCTTGCTTTCGATTCGTTCGACGACTTCGTCGACGTCGACCTTTTCGCTGATCTGGGCTTCGACAGCCACAGTCGGCGTCAAGGTGACGAAGTTCTGGACATAGCGCATTTCGGCCACGTCGCGAAGGAATTTCAGGTCTTCATCGGCGATATTTACGTCGCTGTCAATTTTTCCGACCGATCCCACGGAATCGACTTTCCCGACGTCGTTTGTCCCGTCGACATTCCAGTCCGTGGCGCCGACGTCAGACTTCGCCTGTGCGGCTTCCGCTTTGGCGTTGGCGTAGGTCTTAGACAGTGCGGCCGTAGCGTCAGCAAGTTCTTTCTTCGCCGCTGAATAGGTGGCGTCACGCTGGGCCTGTGCGGCTTTGATGTCCGATTCGTACTTGTTCAAGGCGTCGGCTCTGGCTTGCTTCGCGGCTTCGTTTTCCGCCTTCGCAGTTGTGGCGAAGGTTACTTGTTCGACCGCGTCAATGCTGACACCAGGAATTTTGTTCAGTAAGCCGATAAACTTGTTTATGATGTTGATCGCGCCGTTGACCATATTTTGAAGGATTGTCAGGACGTTTACTTTCATATCGCCCATATATCCGGATATGGCCACGCCGGCCCTTTGCCAGCATAGTTTCAGCTTGTCAATCAGGTTCGCGATCCAGTTATAGGTTGCAAAGAACGCTACCTTCAAGGCCGCCCAGGCGACCACAAGGGCCGCTTTGCAGATTTCCCAGGCGTTTTTCACGCCGCCGACAGCCTGAATCATTCTGTAAAGCGCGGCGACGACAACGCCGACCGCAAGGGCGATCCAGAAAAGCGGATTCGTCAGAAGCGTCGTAAAGAAAGTCTTCGCGGCTCCGTCTGCGATCCAGGTCGCGGCCGTCTGGATTCCCAGCGCCACAGCATAGGCAAGGGCGGCACTGGCCAGGCCCCAGAAGATCGGGGCGATAGTGGACCAGTTGTCATAAATCCATTGTGCGCCGGAACCGATCGCCTGAATAACAGGTGTGAAGGCTTCCAGGGCGATATTTTTCGCGATTGTCCAGACTTGGGCGAAGGTCATAGGCATAGCTTCAAACTTCGCGTTGATTTCGTCAGCAGACGCCAGCATGGCATTTTTGACGATCGTCGAAGTGATCTGACCGTCGGCGGCCATATCGCGAATTTTGCCGATAGGTACGTCAAGATAGTCCGCGATCGTCTGAATGATTGTCGGCGCCTGTTCGAAGACGCTGTTCAATTCTTCACCACGAAGGACACCGGAAGACATGGCCTGTGTAAGCTGTAACATAGCCGCGTCGATACCGGCGGCCGAAGTGCCGGCGATCGTGAACTGTTTATTGATCAATTCTGTAAACTTGATCAATTCGTCGTTGTTTGAAAAGGCGTCCTTTGCCATGATACCCATTTTCGAAACGGCGTCAGCCGTTGTCTGATAGGCGGCGCGGGACCGGTTGGCGGATTTCATAATCATAGACTGTAATTCGTCCGTGGTTTGAAGTCCGTCGTTCATTATGTCCAGTCTGGCCCTGGTCGACGTCATACTGTCCGCAAGTTCGATCACCTTTTGGACACTGATCGCCGCCAGGGCTGAACCAATAGCCTTTTTTACAAGGCCCCAGGCGGAAGCGACCTTTCGGGCGCCTTCCTCTGACTGGCGCTGTCGATTGTTGAAATTATCAACCTGGCCGGAAGCGCGACCGGCGGCCGAAGCCGCCCTGTCAAAGTTGGCCCCAGGGTTCACCTGGTCCGACAGTGCGTCCGTGGTTTCCAGGGCGCGGTTTGTCCTCGATACTGCCTGAAAGATTCGGTTCAGCTTCGAAGTCATACCGTCGCGAATGGTCATTTGTGTAGCGACACCGGCCACGGTTCATCACCTTCCTTTCTTGCCTTTCCGTTTCGCTTTTTGTGCTTCTTTCTTTTCCTTTTCGATTTGAAGGTCAATCGAAGCATAAATAAAAGCCCGTTCCCGAAGGGACAGGGCTACAAGCGTACTGGGAAGGATTTTCAACCGGTGCAAGGCGTAATGTGCGTAGACAGCTTCGCCGTCCGCGTCAGCGTCCACACCTCCACCGGTGATTAGTTTTTTGCTTCTTCACGAAGGTCGTTCACGTCGTCAGAAAAGCCGTTGACTTCCTGGACACCCAGAAGAAGATCGACGAACTGGCCAGGCTTCAAAAGGACGTCGATCAAGGATTCGGCGCCCATGACACCGAATTTCGCTTGAAGTTCCGCGTCTTTGAAGTTTGGGTCCACACAACACGCAATCACAAGGCGGTTGTTGTAAAGGTCCTGATCCGTTTCCGTGGTCTTCTGGTGTGTCTTCTTGTCGAAGGTGATTTTCTGGCAAGACTTACGAATGGCCTTGTTTTCGCCTTCGGTGATCGACTTAATCGTGAAAGGAACAGGGAAGCCGCTGACCGCGACTTCCGCTGTTGCCTGAATATCGTCCTGGTTGGACATAAGGAATTCCTGTAATTTACCCATTTTGTTTTCCTCCTTTGATAGCTTAGAACTTCGTGAACGGCGTCAGAATGTCGAAGTCTTCGAAAGTGAAGTCGGCGTCTTCGTCCAGGGCGTCGTCGGAATCGCCGTCCAGTTTCGCAAGGACGACGGAATCCAAATTACAGTCCATAAGAAGAACCGTCTGCTTTCCGGCCGAAGATTCCTGGTCGTCATTCTCGATCACCATATCGAAGTAAACGTCCTTTCCGGTTTCCTTCCACTGGCGAAGCATTTCACGGAAAAGCGGCGTCATATAGTAAAGCGTCATGGAACCGCTACCGTTCGCGCCGGTTGTCTTGTGGCCGGTCATACGCTTCCCGATCGCCTTGATTTCGGATTTGCTCTTTTCGACATTCGCTTCGATCGTCTTCGCGTAGAACAGTTCTTCATTGTTGCCATTGATTTTCGCATAGGCGCGGCCTTCCTTGCCGGAAATGGTATCAGGTGCGTTCAAAGTTTTCATTGTCTGTCACCCCTTTCTTAGTTTACGACGACAGTCATATAAAGTTTTTCCATGCTGTCGTTCGGCTGTAAAGCGCAGTCGACCGCGACGTCGCGTTTTCCGTCGCCCTGGTTGACAGTGATGTCGTCGGACTTGAAGTTGCTTATTGCGTCGATCGACTGATACTGATTTGCAAGCGCCACAAGGTCAGCCTTGAAAAGCTGTCGGCCGGTGTCGCTGTTGGTTACAAGACCGATATATGATTCGCCGAAGATTCGGGCGACGTCATTCGCCCAGCCGTCCATAACACGGACAACGCGGTTCGACGTCCAGTCGGAAGACATATTCTGGCCGATTGTAACAAGGCTGTTGATGTCCGTCAGGACACGGGCTTTTCCGTTGTCGGCGTAGAATGTGAATTCGCCGGCCTTGATAGCGGCTTCGAACTGGGACTTCGTATATTTAATATCGACGTCCACAGCGTCGTCATAGGCCGTATTTGTCAGGGATTCGTTCACTTCCGCGCCGGCGGAAGCGCCAGTCACCCAGGCGACGGCCTTGTCGCCGGTCAATGTGGTTCCGTTGGCCAGGATAACGCCGTTCTTGACGTTGATCAGGCCCATATTGTCGCCGTCGTAGTCGTAAAGGACGCCGACGATCTTTCTTCCTTCGTCGTCACGAAGACGCTTCACAAAGGCGCCATAAAGGGCCTTGACGTCGGTATTCGTGCCAGGATAGCCGATCACATTGAAGGATTCGACTTCGAAGGCGTTTAGGGCGGCCGTGTGCTTTGCGGCGTTGACAGTGGCGTTCGTTCCACCGGTCAAGGCGGTTGCAGTTGCGGCCGTAAGAGTTGCCGCCGTTCCGAAGGTTACGAAGTCATTCGCTACCAGGGAAGCGGCGCCGCCGGATTTTGCGACGGTCTGGCTATCCATAACCACGCCGTCAAGATAGGTCACGACGTCGACCTTTGTCGCGTCGTCGACGTTGGTGATCACGGCGACCATGATGTCGTTTCCGTGTGTGCCGCCATATTTCGCGGTGACAGTCATTCCGCCGACGGTTGCGCTGGCCTTTGTGCCGCCACCGTTTACGCGATAGATCAAAAGGGACTTCGCGCGTTTCAGTGCTTCGCGGACAAGAAGAATGTTCGCGTCGGTAGGATCGTAACCGAAGACTTTCAAGCTGGTCGCGTTGAAGTCGGTTGCGGTCATAGTGAAGACCTTGTCGTCAGGTCCCCAGTTAAGTTCAAGGGGAAGGGCGGCGACGCCACGGCTTCCCATTTTGGCGTTGGTTCCCATGCTTACGAAGTTAATGTAAGCGCCAGGAAGAATTTTGTTCTGTACTGTGAAAGTACCACCACCAATAGGCATAGGTTACACCTTCCTTTCAAGAAATTCGGTCACAAGCTGGATCGCCTGTTCCCGTGTATACTGCTGACCGTCTTTCAGAATTGCCGCCACGGCGTCCCTGGGAAGGCCCAGCGTTTCGGATTTGACCAGTTGTTCTTTGCTGAAAGTAGGTTCCGCCTGGTCAACGGAATCAGCCTTTTTCTTTGTTGCCATTATTCGATTACCTCCGATCTGATTGTGTTGTCCTGGTCCAGATAATACATAGTCGGAATCACTTCCGGCGTGATCACAAAGTAGAAGTCCGCGTCAAAAAGGAACTGATAGACACGGCTGTCGTCGTCCTTTCTGGCCGTGACATTCGTCAGGCGAACCAGTCGGGAACGGCTTTCCGTTTCGACCACTGTCAGGGATTCGAATTCGTCCAGCATTTTTTCAGACCATTCGTTGAAGTCAAGGTTATCCTTCGACGCCAGGAAATAAAGAACTTCAATCTGGACATGACACCGGCGGCGCCGATCCAGTTTCTTTTCCTGTGTCGCTTCGATAATTCCAACGAAGAAATTTCCGTCAGAATCTTTCGGGATTTCATTGACGAATACGTGTCGATCGGGCCACAGGCCGACAAGTTTTTCGGCGACAGCTTCAAGGAAGTTGTTCAGCGTCATTCTGTGTCACCTCCGTTCATGCGTTGACGAATGATCCGGTCCATTTTTCGGTTCAGTCGTGCCGCCTGGGTTGTCTTCGTGCGTCTTATAGCGCGCCGAAGGGTGAAATGACCGCGAACATAGCCGCCGGCCGGTCCGACGTACATTCCGCCGTCAGGGTCGTTTCTCTGGTACTTGAAGGAATTTCCCTCCCAGTGGCCAGGAACGAAGTGACTTCGGAAGCCGTATTCAAGCGGCTTCGCATAGTCAAGATTGTTGAAGACGTCGATTTTGTACGAATTACCGGCGCGGATCGCCTTTGTTCCGCTTTTGAAGTTGCGTCGATAGTCGCCAGTGTTTACGATATTTTCTTCCTTGCAGATTTTACGGGCCTGGTCGCGCGCATAGCGTCCTTCGCCGACGGCCAGGCTGTCCATTATTTCAGGAATGTCGTCTTTCAACGCCTGAATCTGATTCTGGAAGGCCATAAGTTCAGAATTGTCCACGCTCACGCCAGATCACCGTCCTTTACTTTGATTTCTTGATGTGTCGCATAGACGGAAGGACGGCCGATCACTTCGAAGGTCAGGTTTAGACCACTGGAAGGATCGTCCCGTCCGAACCGTTTTACGACGATTGTGTCACCAGGAAGGACCAGAAGGTCCGGACTGGCGAAAATGACAGCGTCATAATCGACGTTGTTCTGTGCGTCCGTCTGTCTGCTATTGTCTGAACCTGTATACGATAGCGCGCAAATGATACCGTCATAAATCACAGAAGGGAAAGACGCTGAAATGTTGTTTTTCCCTCTCTGTGACGTTGTACGGCTCACGGTGGCGGTGTCTTCGTAGGTCAATTCGATTGCGGCGCGTTCAGCGCTTGCGTTTCCGAAGGCCATAGGATCACCACCTTAACACGCGATATTCGTTCAGGACAGTTTTCCACCCGAAGAAGTCGCCGCTGTCTGTTCCCAGGTTGAAGGTGTTCGCCGATCCGGAAGAACCGGAACCGGTGGCGAAGGAAGTCTGGACGTCGCCACGCTTCACAGACGCCACAGGACCGACGGCGGCCGTCGTGGTTCCCAGTCCGGCCGATTTGTAATAGCTGACACACATGACGATCAAGACGTTTTCCAGGCGCGGCGGAAGGGTGTCCTGATTGATGTACGACAGGATCATATCTTCGACTGTCTGAATAACGAATTCCAGAACGTCGTCCTGATCCGTCGTTGTGATTCCCAGAAGGGCCTTGACCTTTGAAAGGCGGCTGTCCTTCGACATAAGAACGCGAAGGACGTCCGCACGTTCAAGATCAGTCAGGCCGTCCAGGGACGAAAGAATCTGTTCGAACATAGTTCCACCACCTTTCGGCGGTTCCGCTTTATTCGTCGCCCTGTGCGGCTTTGATCAGTTCGACGATCTCCGCCTTTGTGGCGCCGTCAGGAACCGCGATTTCGGCGTCCTGGGCGACTTTCAGAAGTTCGTCCTTGTTCATCTTCGACAGGGGCTTTTCGTCGCCCTGTGCGGCTTCCTGGCCGTCATAGACAACGAAGGAAGGATTCTTTCGAAGCTGTTCAGCGACCATTTCGGAATTCGGTTCCAGGATCGCGCCGGTTACAATACTTTTGAATTTTGTGTTCATGTTGCTACCTCCTATAAAGGCTCCGCCACTTACGCAGTGACGGAAGTTCCATACCAGAAAATAAGGTCAGGGGTAAGGGCCTTCGTGCCGTAGTCGAAGAACATAGACACGCCGTAGTCGTTGGAAAGAGGAATCTTTTCAGGCTCCTTGTAAGGATAGATAACCGCCGGCTGTGCGATAGCACCTTCGATCATGGCGATAGCGTGAACCGTAGTGGTCTTCGTCTTGCTGTCGGAAGTCGCTTCGGACGTCACAGGAAGATTGATAGAAGAATATACCCTTACACCGTGGAAGATAGCGAAGTCTTCGGCGGCCGTGTCCACGTTGGCGTTGTTGGTGCTCTTGTCAAGGTAGTTTCTGGCTTTGCCGTAGGTAAGAGGATCAAGGACAAGGCGGATCATGTTACGGGGAACGCCGCGAACATAATCGTTCTTGACACTTTCCAAAGTCTGAATGATACCTTCCAGAAGGTCTTCGATTCCGGCGTCGCTGGCCGGCGTGTAGGAAGTACCTTCGGCCTTTGCCTGGGCGAAGAAGGCGGTATCGAATTCAGACGCCACAGTGTCGACGTGGTTGTCAGCACGTCTGGCCATGATGTTTCCGACGCCGAAAGTGTCAAGGTCGAACTTTGCGGCTTCTTCGACGATCTCCTTGTGGGTGTTAAGGTTTACGGTAGTAGGCGGAACGGTGATCGCGTCGCCCTTGCCGGCAGTTCTTGCCGTACCGTAAGGCTGGGAAGCGCTGTTCTTGAAGCGCTTAAACTCGACGGAACCGCTGGCGGGATTGCCAGTGTACGCCTGGGACTTCAAGCCCTGGGAAAGGGTGTCCTTCTGAATGTTGCTGATCACAAGGCCGGAAAGTTCGGCAAGGTCTACTTTCGTAGAACTGGACTGGATCAGGCTGATTGCTTTTGCTCTTGCCATTGTAAATCATTCCTTTCTGATTTTTGGTTTGTGTGTTTTTACAAGCAAACGGGGCCGTCTGCTTTTGCGGCCGGTGCGCCAGGGGCGCCAGGCTCGGCCGGCTTTGCGCCTTTGATTTCAGGGGCGCCAGGTTTCGCCGGTTCAGTGAACAGATAGCCTTTCGATTCCTTGATAGGCTTCAAAAGGCCGTCAAGGTCTGTTTTCAGGTTGCCGGCGTCGTCGACGTCGATTTTCTCAAGGTCCAGAAGGCCGATAATGTCCGAAGGGTCGTGAACTTTCCCGTTCAGGGCCATTCGAAGGGCGGCGTTCTTGCTGATCTTCTTGATTTCGGCGTCATGGTTGGTTTGAAGGGTTGTGATAGTGGTCTGGGCCGTCTTCACGTCTTCGGCGATCTTGGCCGGATCGCCACTTCCGCCGATTGCCTTCAACGCTTCGGCGGCGGCTTTCAATGCGTTTTCCGCGCTGGTTTTGCCGCTGTTGGCGCCGTTGTACTTTTCGGCCGGAACGAAACTTCCGTCGTTTCCGATAACCAGGTCGACGTCCTTTCCGTCTTTGCCTTTTCCTTTCAGCGCTGTTTCAACCTGTTTCGTCAGGTCTTCGCCCAGAAGATTTTTGATTCCTTCAATGATCATGTGTGATCTCTCCTTTCTTTTCCGCTGTGTTTATCGTGACTTCCACACGCTTTGCGGTTCCGCCTGGTCGCCGGACGGGTGCGGCTGTTTTTTATATGAAAAAGACACCACCAAAAGGGTGATGTCTGATTCAACGCATAAGAAAACGCCGGTCGGAATATCCGATCGACGCTTATTCAGGGTGATATTTGCATTTCAAACAGATTTCCTTCTTGCCGTCCGTGAAGTCTTCCGGCTTCAAGTCCTTCGGAAGGAACCTGTCGGGGGTTGTCTTTTCGGCGACCATTGAAATATCGAAACAGTCGTCGCCGTTGACCTGTCTTTGAAGGACAGGACAGAAAACAGTTTTATTTTCCATTCTTCAAAACCTCCATAGCGGATTTTGTCTTTTTGTCGAATTCGTCCTTCTTGAAAGAAGTCCGGATCACGTTGTCGCCGGTCCGCACATACGAAGCGCCTTCTTCTGAATAGTAGTTCAGGAAGGTTTCGCCTGTCCAGTGACGCCTTTTCAGGGAAAACGCCGCGTTCTTGATGTAGGAAACGGCTTCTTCCTGGGTGACGCCGTGGCGGCGTTCGTTTATGTGCGCGACGTCAAGCGTTAGGGCGGAAGTATCAATCTTCGCGGCCGGAACTCTGACGGTTCCATATATGCCGGTAGCTTTGATCTTCTTGTACGTCTGGAAGTCGCCTTTCGTCGCTTCCGGAACACGCCCTTTGTAAGAATAAAGTCCTTTCAGGTCGGCCCATTCGTCGGGCTTGCTATATTTCAAGCGCTGGAAGGCGTCAACGTCAGAAGGTGCGTCAGCGCCCAGGCGTTCGGAATAGGCTTCGAACTGTTCCAGGTCTGCTTTTCTATTATACACCTTTTGTCGTTCGACCTCAACCGATCCCTGACCATTCCTGGCCACCTGTTCGTCGTACCATTCTTCGTAAGTCCTGGTTTTCGGCATAGGTTGACCGGAATTGTACCAGTCCAGGGCGTCGTCTGGATCATATTCTACCGTAGTACACCGACAATTCGGGTGTATCGGCGGATAATTGACACCGGCTTTCGCTTCGCTGACTTTGAAGTGTTTCCCGTCCAGGCTTCCGCAGACGTCACAGGTTCGGACTTCCAGTGTTGCCATGAATTCATATTGTTCGACGCCGGCTTCTTTGTATGCGGCCCGATCTGATTCCGCGTGAATATGCGCGGTTTCTGTCCTGACCAGGCGTTCGGCGTTCTTGTAGGATTGGCCCATTCTGGCCGCCAGGGCGGAAGACATGACGTTCACGCTTTTTCCCTGTATAAGTCCCTGGGTCAGAACTTCCCTGGTGTTGAAAAGAAGTGCCTGTTTGTTCTGCCATAGGCGATCGGAAAACATGGCGCCGGACCAGGGATAAGAAACGACATTTTCAATGGTCGCATAGTCGATCTTTGCGATCTCGTTGAAGAATCCGGCCCTGGATTGAAGGTCATAACATTTCTTGTAATAACCTTCGACGAAGTCGTCGCCGAACTGGTTCTTCATTTGTGCGACGCCTTTGTCAAACAGGTCATTCAGGATCAGGTCGATTTGACCTTGAAGGGCTTCCAGTCGGGAAATAGAACTGTTCGCCGACAGGGCGTCCAGTTGTGCCGTCAGAAGCGCCTTGACCTTCGGGTCCTGTATTGTGGCTATATACTCCACATATTCCGCCAGGCTTGCCTTCCATTCCTGGAATTCCTTCCGATTCAGAAGGCGGACGGCTTGATCGTATGTAAGGCCATATTTGCCGGCGTACTTCGAATAGAAGGCGCTGATTTCGCGCTTGATAGCCTTCGCGGCGGATTCGTATTCCTGGAACAGCTTCGCCGTCAATGCCGCGTCGTGAAGGTAGGCTTCTTCGGCGCGTTTCAAGGCTCTTTCTGTCCAGTATGCTTCATTATTCGTCATTGCCGTCACCACCATTCAGGCCGGCGCTGTCGCCGCCTTCCTGGCTGTCGTCGGCGCCCATAGCGTGATTGAAAAGGCCGTCGCCGTATTCTTCCATAGCGGCTTTCTTTTCTTCGTCGATTCTGGCCAGTTCTTCGTCGACGTCTGTGACCCACGGGTGATTTTGAAGGATCGTTCGTTTCGACAGAAGACCGTTGCTGTTCACGGCGTTGTTGATAATGTCTGTTTCGTTGACCGGAATGTCCATATTGAAGACAATATCGAATTCTTCGTTTGTGAAGTCGCCCTGGCCGGTGATCTGGAAGTAAACGTCAATAAACGGTTTCAGACGACGGAATGTGTCTTTCAGTTCTGTTCCCAGGGAATCACAGTCAGCGTCAAGGTCCATATAACGGAAATTGATCGCCGTTCCGCTGGCGTTCCCCAGGTCAGGGTCCTTTGTATCGACAGCGGCCGCAAAGTCGAACAGATCGCGGCGCTGTTTGTCCAGGAAGGCCATGACAGCGTCGATATTTAGATCGGCCTGTAATTTATCCACGCCACCGTCAGACGTGACCTTGATCGCCATGTGTTCTTTCAGGTCTTTCAAGAATTCGGCCAGGTCTTGTCCGCCATAGTTACGAAGAATATAGATAAACTTCGCCACGTCGCGAAGAACGTCGGAAGTGACGGACGTCTGCCAGTTGATGTCGTCGATCAGGTCCTTAATATAATAGCAAAGGGGAAGTTCTTCTTCGTTGTATTTCAGCCAGGCGATCGGACACTCTTCCCAGTTGTACGGCTTATTGTCAACGACGAAGTGTGGTTCCGTATAGTCAGACGCTTCGTCGCCGTGTTCTTTGTCGACATAGAAGTTTCCGGCGCCGGTTCCGGCGAAGGCGTCCGTCTTGAACCATTTCACACCACCAGGCCACCAGAATTCGGCGTGTGTGATTATGTGTTTCCTGGTTCCGATATAAATGACCTGGTCATAAAATCGAATAAAGGCGTCCAGTTCCGTTCGTTCAGCGTCGCGCCACAAAGGGACAAGTTCGGTCGAAGGAATACGCATAAATGCCAGTTTCCCGTCCCTGAAATAGGGCTGAATCCAGGCAATACCGGACTTGATCGCGCCTTTTCCCAGGGATTTGATCTTCCGACGGAAGGTCTGGTCGAAGACTTTCGTCAAGGCTTCGCCGTATGCGCTGTTTTTGGTGTCGACTGTCCAGGGCTTCGACAGAAGGTAGTTCGCTTTCTGGTCGACAAGTTTCTTCAAGATCGGGTGTTCGATCTTCGTGTTTGAACGGTTCGCAACGTCAACCGTCTTTCGCTGGACGTCGCTTCGGTTCCTGTAATAGGATTCAGCTTCAAGCATGATCGCGTATTCAGGGGACGCCTTGAATTCGCGTATTTCTTCGCTGACGATCTGGGCCAGCGTCATTGTAGCTTTTTCGGGGTCGGACAGAATCATATTGATCCGGTCCATAACAGATAATTCGGCCATTTTTACACCTCACTTCAATACTTCGATAGAAGAACCACGACGAAGACGTTCGACCGAATAGCGAAGGGCGGCCATAGCGTCGTCCATAAATTCGACCGGTTCGTCTATGTAAAGACCGGACGTCGGGTCCTTTTTCCATTTCCATTGTTGGACTTCTTTCAGTACATTCACGCATGACGGGTGAATGTGGATTTTCCGGCCTTTCAGCCAGTCGATTTGTGCTTTCACGCTTCCGGGCTCTTTCTTCACAGGGTAGGCGCGGAAGCCAGCCTTTGACCAGGTCTTGATCCTGTCCGGTTCAGCGGAATCGCAGAACATTTCGACACGTTGGTCAACTTTGTTCTGTTTGGCCAGACTGATAATTTCTTCGGTGTCCTTTTCAAAGACATAGATTTCGGAACAGATATACACTTCGCCGTCTTTCCAGCCGACGCCCAGAATGGCGTCCGCGTGGTTATAGCCGAAGTCCTGGCCATAATAGAAGGCGTCGAAGTTGTCTTTTCCGGTCTTGAAGTCGTGGACTTCGAAGTTCGTCAGGATCAGGCCGCCCAGTTCGCCCCATTCGCCCAGGCCGTACACGCGATAGCCTTCGGGGTCTTCCTCTTTCCGTCGCTCCA